GGTGACCAAGGTGCAGGCAACTATGGCAACTTCCCTGCCTACTTCTACATGCGTACCGGAACCACCGTCCCGTTCAACGGCCACGACTACGGCTCAATCGCCCGTGGCGCAGCATCTACCGCAGCGCAGATCACGGCTGGGGAAGCATACATCAACTCAAAAACTAGGGCTTTCGCTTGACCATGAATAGTAACATCAGTAAAAACAATAAGGAAAATAAATGAACTCAACACTAGCAACCGTAGTGGTTCTTGCAGCAGATCAGGAGGTGGCGCAAGCTGCTTTTCCTGAGTATTTTACAGCACCTGCATCTGCTACTGGAGAACTACCAGTCACTCACTACTTAACTAATGGTTATTTTGATGATACTGAATTAGATACTATCTGTAACGATGTTAATTGGCCTCGCAAAGTTTACTTTGGAGCATTGGACGCAGGATTACAAAAAGCTAATCTAATACTAGTTACTACTCAAGAAGTATCTGAAGTTTAACTTAAATAAAATCAAGTGATATTATTGTGCATTAATATATGAATAATAAATATTTCACTTGATTTATTAGCAACATTGTGATATAATTATGTTTATATTGCGCTAAATAGGAATAGTATGGAAACAATTAATAAAACTAAAAGCTATGCTCCTACAGATGCAATGCGAAATAATGCACGAAGAGGTTTAGCCTTACGTGAGAAATATGGCAGAGGTGGATTAGATACTCGTGAAGCTGGAAAACAAGGTATTGGGTCCGGTGTGGCGAGAGCGAGAGATATTATAGAGGGCAATCTCAGCTTAGACACTGTTAAGCGAATGTATAGCTTCTTCAGTAGGCATGAGAAGAACTACCAACCTAAAAAGAAAATGCCAGACGGTGGCGCAACAGCGGGAACCATCGCATGGTTAACTTGGGGCGGATCAGCAGGTTTCGCATGGGCACGTAGCATTCTGAAAAAAGAAGGTATCGTAAAGTCCTACACTAAAGACATTACTGACGTGGAATTAAGCACTGAAGATGAGTTACCGGGAGTTAAACTTCCGATTACTAAAGCTGTTGACGAAGAGCTAAAGCAAGCTACATTTATAGTTATGGTTCCTGATGAAGTCGATCTTCATGGTGATGTAACTAATGAATCTGAAGTTCGTAAAGCAATGACAAACTTCAATAAATACTGCATGAAAGCTAATCTATTTCACTTAGTTGAAACAGATACTTTTGAGTTCTGCGAGAGTTACTGCTGCCCAACTGATTTTGTATTGGGTGATAAATTCGTAAAAAAGGGCACTTGGTTAGCTACTATTCAAGCCTTAGATGATGATCTTTGGGAGTTAATCAAGTCTGGTGAAATCAATGGTTTGAGTATTGGTGCTTTAGCATCTGTCGAATCAATCGAAGAGGATGAATAATGGCAACACAACGTAAAGCTAAAAGAAAGCTATCTGATATTAGTTTTGAAAAGCAAGGAGCACATGTAGCTCTAACTAGCAAACAACAATCTGGCCCTGCAAACGGTCACGACTATGCGCTTATTTTAAGGTCTAATAACTTTAGTGAAGAGTTCATTGAAAAGATGCAACAAGTTCGAGTAACTATGGAGTTACCAGATTTCCTACGTAAATTTTTCTCACTCTACGGCGATGACGTTGAAATCCTAGCTCGTATGATGGGTTATGAGAAGCCTGAGTCTGAAGAGTATGAATCAATGGAAAGCTATGAAGATTACATTCAATCTAAGATGGAAGCTTTTGAGATTTTAAAGTCTGCACATGAAGCTGATAGTCTAGCTGACGTACTATCTACCTTGGATGAAACAGAATATCTGGCTATGTTGACCGATCAAGAACAAATTGAAAAAGCATTCACACAGTTAGAAAAAGCATATAAACCTAAAGTTGGTGACATGGTTTCATGGAATTCCAGCGGTGGTATGGCAACAGGTAAAGTTACCAAGATCGTAAATGATGGTTCTATGCAAGTACCTAATACAGAATTTACTTTAAATGGCACTGAACAAAATCCTGCTGTCATGATTAAGTTATATAGAGATGGTAAACCTACCGACACAATGGTTGGTCACAAAGCTGGAACACTCAGCAAAGTATCCAAATCTCTAACAAAAGAATCTGCACCTGCTGCTATTGCAGACGGTAATGATACCTCAACAAACGCTGGCGTTGAGAATATTGAAGGGGTGTCTACCTCTGTTAACAAAGAAGAATTGGAGAAATCTAAGATGGAAGACGAAGTAAAAGTCGAAACCGTTGAAAAAGCTCAGTTTGAACTTGTGCAAAAAGCTCTAGACGAGCAGAAGGTACAACTACAAAAAGCTCTCGAAACAATTGCTCTATTTGAAGCTGAGAAAAAAGAAGCTGTGAATAAAGCAAAAACTGAAAAAGTTAAAGCTATCGTGAAAGACGAAAGCAAAGTACAGGCAATCGCTAAGGCTGCACTGGCACTAGAATCCGAGGATGATTTTAATGCGTTCCTATCTGCTGTTGAAGCACTGGTAGCAACCGTAGAAACATCTGAGATGTTCGTAGAAAAGGGTGCTTCTACTCAAGAAGAACCTGCTGTTAAAGAATCTGCTGTGGCAAAGTTACTTAAAGCCAAGCAAGCCAAATAATATTTAAGGAAATAAAATGCCACTAATCGCAACAGAAGCAAAACGTCTTTCTAACGTTGTCAAACAAGAACTCTTCCCTGAGACTGCTTACTGCCGTCTAGCTGTTACTTATAACGGCACCGCAGCTACTCTAGTTCCCGGTACTGTGCTAGGTAAAGTTACAGAAGGCGGTAAGTACAAAATCGCTGTACAAACTGCAACTGATGGTTCAGAAGTCGCTGATGCAATCGTAATGGTTGAACAAACCGTTGCTGCTACTACCGATACTAAAGTTCTATGCTTAGTAAAAGGTCCAGCCACTGTATCTAAAGATGGTCTAATTCTAGACGCTACATACAACCTAGATGCTGAAAAAGCTGCTGTATACGCTGCTCTAGAAGCTAAAGGTATTAACTGCAACGATGCAGTTTAATATCTGATAGACACCTACAATAAAATAAGGAAATTATAATGCAAACTCGTAGTTTTGAAAAACCATTTGAGCTAGTCGATTACACAGAAGAACTTTTGCTCATCCCAAACGCTTGGGGTTTGATCCAAGAGTTAGGTATCTTCCGTGAAGAAGGCGTATCCCAACACAGCGTTACCGTTGAATCCAGCGAAGGTACTCTCGGTCTAATCACCGATAAATTTCGTGGCGAACGCAACAACGTAAACAAGAACGACACCCGTTCACTCCGTTCATTCCCAGTCGCCCATTTCCCACTTGACGATTCTGTCAAACCTGAAGACATTCAAGGTAAACGTGCTTACGGTTCTGCTGATCAAGCTGAAACTGAAGCTGCCGTTATCGCTCGTAAGCTAGAGCGTATCCGTATGAACCACGCTGTCACCCTAGAAGCTGCTCGTGCTTATGCTATCACTGCTGGCGCTATCTATGCTCCTAACGGCACTGTAGCTGGCAACTTTTACACTGATTTCGGTATCACACGTAAGTCTATCGATTTCGTACTCGGTACTTCTACCACTGACCTAACAGCTAAGTCAGAAGAAGGTATCGCGCACATTCAGGATAACATCCAAAGCGGTGAAGTAGTTAATGAAGTTATCGTACTATGCTCTCCAGCATTCTTCGGTAAGCTAATTAACCACGCTACTGTTAAAGAAGCTTACAAGTATTACACTAGCACTCAAGAGCCACTACGTAACCGTCTAGGTTCTGGCCTATATCGCCGTTTCGTGCATTCAGGTGTGACTTACATTGAATACCGTGGTTCCTACAACGGTACAGCTTTGATTCCTGCTGGTGAAGCTTACATGCTACCACAAGGTACTTCTGACATGTTCTTGACTTATTTTAGCCCAGCGAATAAATTTTCTCATGTGAATACTTTGGGTGAAGCTGCTTACGTGTTTAGCTACAAAGACCCTAAGGATAGCGAAATCCTACTTCAATCTGAGTCAAACTTTTTGAACTTGATTCGCCGCCCACAAGCTGTTATTCAATTAACAACTTCTAACTGATGATTGCCCTTTGGGGCTTTCTGTAGTAT